CGACTCATTAGTTTTCTGGTACTAAGATGGTAATTGATCTTGGTTCCATCTTGATCCAGATCCTAGAGGCCCCAGAAACACTGGCCTGTAGCTCCCCCGCCCAGATTCGAACTGGGAACCCTTCGATTAGGAATCGGGGGGTACTCGCTAGTGCTCGTTGTTCCTCACAAGTGCTCGTAGTGCCTATAAAATAAGGGCTCCGTCGTGAGCTTGGTGCTCACTGTTCCGCACTGTTACCCACTGTGCCGCGTTGTTTTCTGGTAACAAGATGGTAATCTGACCACCGTGAACAAGACCGGACGACCGCCGCTCCCCGTGGGTGGCATGGGCACGATCCGCATCTACCCCAGAGCCAGTGGTGGCTACATCGCTCGTACGCTCGTGCGCGACTACGACGGTCACGTCAGGCCCGTCGCCAAGACCGGCAAGAGCAAGGCAGCTGCGCGTAGCGCCCTGATACAGACGGTCAGCCAAAGACACGTCGGGCACGCTGGCGACATCACGCCGGACACCAAGGTCGACGTCGTCTGCGAGGCTTGGTGGGAGGAGTTCTCCAAGCGGCCCGTCTCTCCCAACACGAAGCAACTCTACCGTGATCGACTCGACCGGCAGGTCATCCCCTCCCTGGGGCAGCTGCGCGTCCGTGAGCTGACCGTAGGGACCGTGGACCGTCACATCCAGACGGTGGCCGAGAAGAACGGCGCGGGGCTCGCCAGGACCGTCAGAGCCGTGCTGAGCGGTGTCTGCAAGTACGCGGCCCGACACGATGCACTGGACCGCAACATCGTCCGTGACGCCGGGACGATCACCGGCCCGAAGAAGAAGCGCCAGGCGCAAGCTCTCACCCTCGACCAGGCACGCGACCTACGCCAGAAGATCCGCCTCGACCGACAGGCCGCTGAGCGTGACATCTGCGACCTCATGGACTTCATGCTCGCCACCGGTCTGCGGATCAGCGAGGCGTGCGCCGTACAGTGGGACGACCTGGAGATGGCCGACGAGAAGACAGCCGCCGTGAAGGTCGGTTGGAAGAACGTCGTCCGCGAGAAAGGGATAGGCGTCTATATCCGCGAGGAAGAGTCCAACAAGCTGACACCTCGCCACCTCGAACTCCCCTCGTGGGCAGTCGTAATGTTGAAGGCGCGCAAGGCAGTCACCGTTGGCGATCTGGTGTTCCCATCCGCGAAGGGCATGTTGCGGGACCCGTCGAACACCAGCGCAGACATCAAGGAGGCGTTCACGAACGCTGGCTACAGCTGGGCAACATCACACATCTTCCGAAAGACGGTGGCAACCCTGATGGACGAGAACGGCTTGAGCGCGCGAGCAGCAGCAGACCAACTTGGACACGCAAAGGTATCCATGACCCAGGACAACTACTTCGGTCGTCGCCGTGGCTCCACGGGCGCGAAGGAGATCCTGGAGAACCTGCACGAGATCATCAAGGAAGAGGACGAGTGAGTAGGAACATCGTGTGGCTCATGGTGTCCGTCGAGAAAGACAACCCCGATGAGCGCGGCAAGGGATACGAGAAGATCGCGGAGACCCTCGAAGAGGAAGTCGACGCACTGTCCTTCGATGTGGAGGACGTGCTGTACAACGCGAAGGTTCTCGGTCGCGGCAAGACGCAACGAGCCTGCCGCGAGAGCTACTCGCTCCGAGCCGAGGCAGAGATGCAACAAAGGGCTCGCGTCACCGAACTCCCCTGACAACAACGAAGCGCGGGCGGCACAATGGCTACCCGCGCTTCGTTATGTCAACTATCTCTAGCAGCTCTCCACCCACTGCATCACGTCAGTACGACGCCAACGCAAGTGTCGGCCCACCGTGAGCGCCCGAGGACCATCACCAGTCTCGCGCCACTTCCGGATCGTCTTCACCGGCACCTGGAGATACTCACTGAGCTGCTGAATCGTCCACAGCGGCTCATCAAGAACCGGTGCTGACATCTTCTTCCTCCAGCTGACGAATCATCCGATCCTGTAGCAGATCTGAATACTCGTCCAATTCCTCTTCCAACTTGGTGATGTCCTCGTTCGCGACACCGGCAACGTACATGCACAACAGCCCAGGGTTCTCACACGTGGACGAGATGATGTACGCCGTGTCCAGATCATGACCCTGGACAGCTGCCCAGAAGTCACGCGCTTGCTGCTCCAGGGTGTCCAGCTCGCCGTCTGTCAAGGGAATCTCCATGATCACGAGATCACCTCGATCGGACATGACGGATCGTCTTCATCGTTCGGATCTTCGATGATCAGATCCACATACTCCTCCAGGGAGTACACGCGAGTGAACCCGGCGTCGTACTTCTGGTTCCAGCCCTGGTCAAGCAGGTACGCAGACGTGCCACGTGCACGCATCATCTCGACGTTCTCGGGCTTGTCGTCCAAGAAGAAGTCAAGATCCACGACGGCCTTGTTCTTACCGAAGGTGATCGTGTCGAAGTGCAGCCCGTGGTCCTGCAACCACTTGATGCGAGCGCCCTGCGCCACTCCTGGAGGACCGAAGCTGCCGCAGTCGGTCACGATGTGGATTGTGTGGCCTGCGTCCCGTAGGCGCTTGAACGCCTCGACCGATCCCGGCATGGGCTCGCCGTAGGCGAAGATCACGCCAGCCTCGATACCGGCGATGACGGCCTGTCCGAACTGTTCCCCCGTGAGACCCCACGATTCGTGGAAGTGCCACTCGGTCGGGTTGGGTGCCTGCTCTTCCGTCAGGCCCAGATGCTTACGGACGGAGTCGTGCCAGTTGTACAGGATTCCGTCGCAGTCGAAACCGATGCGCATCTGAATCACACACCCTGGTGGTCGGACTGCTGCGTCGCCTGCAACAGCTCGACCGGCACCGACGAGTGGTTGGCGAGGACGTCGCCGTCTTTCCATCCGCGCGTCATGACCGTGCCGAGCTTCTCCTCGATCCGCTCGTCCAGGTCGAACTCCTCGCACGCGGCGATCACGTACGCGGTGATTACGACGTCGGCCAGCTCCAGCTCGTGCTCATGGAAGCTGCCGGTGCGGCGGGCGAACCCGTTGGCGCGGAGGTACGCGCCGAACGTCTCACCGGTCTCCTCGGTGAGCTTGCCCAGCTGCGACAGGACGAACTCGTTGGAGTACGTCTTCATGCTGGTTACCTCAGCGACCTTCGCTGCGATCTCGGGCGCGAGCTTCTTGAGGATCTCACTCATTGCCGACCTCCATCGCAGAGGCGATGTGAGCCTCGTACGCCGCAATGTCAGCCTGCGTGTCCGACTCGGCCTCCCAGCCGCATCCGGCATAGCCTGCGATGTCGACGAAGTTGTCACGCTTCGGCTGCGCGATGAGGCGTGCTTGCTTGACGTGGATCATCGCGGTAGCGACGTCGGTGGGCGTGAACCTCTGGCCGTCCTGGAGCTTGTGCCGGAACTGGACGTTCCACAGGTCAGCGATGTTGGTGAAGTTCTCGGTGGGTGAGCCGTAGGACTTGTTGCGGTCCCCGGTGATCAGGCCCTCAGCCTCGCGCAAAACCGCCGCGCGAGGCGGCACGATCTCGGCGTCAGGGTCCTGCATGGCCTCGTAGAGCGACGGAAGGCCCTGCTCTGCACGCGACGCGTCGATCTGCTCATGCGTGATCTCATCGCGTGTAGGTCCGAGACCGAGAGCAGCACGACGCGGCTTCTCCGACTGACCCTTGTTTGGCATCACAGATCGGTGATCAGGCTTCGTAGCGATCTTGCCGTCTGCGATCTTCTCGCCCTTCCATGGCGCTTCCTTGCGCACAGTGAACTCAACTGGCTCGAAACCCTGGGGCGCGAGATTGTTGTTGATGACCACTGGCGGCTGCTTGCGGGTCCTCTTCATGCGTTCACCGCCTGGTTGGCAACCGCACCCTTGAACGTCTTGACGAAGTTCTCCAGCCCATTCAAAGCGGTGAGCAGTTCAGTTGGGTCCTCGATCGCGGTGATGCTCATCGTGCGTTCGAGCAGGATGTCCAGCAGTGTCAGACGATCCTCGGCACTTGCGGCCTCGCGTGACTCGCGAGCCAAGTCAGCGATCTCCTGATTGTCGGCGGACGTGCCGATAGGAAGATCCCTCAAATCTTTCGTATTCAAGTTGGCATCCTCTATGGGACTAGGCAGACGTGGGGTGTCTGCGTGTACATGCTCAGTCTAGCTTGATCAGCCGTCCAACTCCCCGCTCTGGACGGTCGTCCGTATCGTCTCCCTTCTCATCCTCAGTCCTGAGCGAACGCCACAGTGACATACCCGTTGTTCCTCGTCCTTCCTCAGAGATGAGGATGCTCAGAACATGTTGTGCTTCCCGCTTCGGGATCGCGTACGAGTCATGCACGAACCCATGGCAGAGACGACACACAGTGATCAGGTTGTTCAGGACGTCATAGGCGTAGCCGCGCCGGTACTGGATGTGGTGCACGTCGTAAGCCATGCGGTTCGTGCTGCCACACCATCGGCACCGGTACTGGTCACGCTCGAAGACAGCCTTCTTGAGTGCTGGCGGAAGGCCGGTGTATCGCTCGCTCACCTACGGTACGTCGATCAGGGAATGTGGCTTGATACAGCCATCTCCGTAGAGCACGCCGCCGTGATGGTGGCAGTTGTCGTTCCAGTGCATGCTGGACACCGCTGCGGCGGATATGAACAGACCGACGCATGCAGCGGCGCAGACGACTCCCCAGACGACGCTTGCGAAACGCAACCCGTCCCGGTCCGTACGGTCCAGTATCAACGCCGTGATCCCGGCGAGGATGGCTACCGCACCAAGGATGATGGCGGCGCACATCAACGCCGGGGCCAACCGTACGTCGTTCAGAACAGACATGCGTCAGAAGCCGACGTACTCGACGCGGACTCCGTGCGCGAACTCCTCTTCCTCGTCCATCCAGTCGTGCTCGGAGTCGTCGTCCTCGTCCTCACCAGCAGGGTGTGTCGCGCTGAGGTCGCCAGGCTGGACGTGGTTGCGCGGGTCCTCCCGGTCGAACGGACTGTACGCATCGTCGGAGTCTGCGATCTGCTCGTCGATGGTGGTCTGACCGGGCAGCACGTCCTCGATGTGCTCCTCCTCCGGGATGAGGTTGGAGCTGGACGTTGCACCCTGCTCCGCCACCTCCTCCTCTGCGGCGCGCTGAGCAGCCTCGATCAACGCCTTGCGCTGAGCCGGGGTGAGCACATCCATGACCGACACGTCCTCGATCGCCAGGATGTGCTTGCGTACAAGGTTTCCCTTGCGGTCCTCCTCCAGGCGAACGCTCTTCACGCGCACCTGGACGTTGAGGTTCATCAACGTGCCACGGGTGTACGCGTCCGACGCCTCGATGGTGGTGGATGGGAGCTGGACAGCGAAGTCGGTGACCTCGTCGCCCTCGAACTCGAAATCAGCCATGGGAAGCTGCTCCTTGGGGTGGTAGACCTACGCGGCCTTGAGGGTGCGCGTCTCGAACGCGTCGACAAGATCGGGAACGGTGTTCGCGATCAGCCGCGCGTAACGCGAGTGGTAGTTGTTGTTGAGCTTGAAGTCCGAGGACGGATCGTCGGTCTTCATCAGGTACTCCCAGCGGAGCACCTCGAACAGCATCTTCATGCCGATGCGCTTACGGCCTCGCGAGCGCAGATCGCGCGCTAGCCGGACGAGTGCATCGAACACCCAGGGGTTGGTTCGATGAAACTCTTCGAATTGGTCCTGGATGGTGTTGGGTGGGACGACTAGCAGAGACATCCGGATTCTCCGTTTTCGGCCTCATAGGGCCTTCATGTGGTGTTGCAGTGATGTGACCCTACAGCATGTCGAGGGCAGGGTGAACCCCCGACACGCCGTAAAGTTGATCAGACCTCGCAGGCCCCAGCGAAGCAGGCCAGCTCGGACGTTGCAGTGGTCATGTCCTGCAACTCGTAGCGGTAGATCTTGGAGAAGTCGATCTTCGGGAAGGCCGCAACCATCGCGTCGTACTCCTCCTCGGAGACCTCCTCGTACGGCATCTGCGAGTAGCTCGCGTCGTCCCGAGGTGCGAACGACAGTCCGCCGATCTTCTCGCGGTTCTGCCAGACCCACTTGATCACGTCCAGCAGCTCGTCCTCGCTGTAGGAGATCGTGCAGGAGGGGTTGTGCTCCGTCCAGTTCTCCTTGCAGGTCAGCCAGAACTCCAGCTGGTCGAGCGCGGTCATGTCGCTTCGAAGCACTGCGTCGTCCGGCGACTTGACCGGGAACTGGACCACGTACGTCGTTGCGTTTTCTGACGTCTGTCCATTCTCGGGGTTCATCGGGACACCGGCCTCCTTGAGTGCGCGGTACACCGGGCTCGTCGCGGAGACGCGCATGTTGCGCCGGTACCACCGTGAGTGGCGAGCGTGCAGGCCCGACGCGGTGTTGAGCAGCTGCGAGCTGTTGCCGCCAGGCTTGTTGCACGTGACACCCGCAGATGGGTTGATGCCCAGCAACTCTGCGTACATCTCGTTGACCTTGATCGCGTGCTCCTTGAGTGCACGCTGGAGGCCGGGGACGCGCGAGATGGCGCAGTCCTGCATGCCGAGGATGTCGACGCCGAGGAGACGCTCCTCCTGCTGGTTCTTCACCCACTCCTCGCGCAGGCCGGGGAAGTTCTCGGCCATCGACTGGATGGTGCCGATGATCGTCGCCAGCTCGACCTTTTCCTTGAGTGACTCGAACGTGTCGTCAGCTCGGGCAACCGCGATCGACAGGTTACAAACCTGATATGGGCGCAGGAGGATTTCACCGCACGGATTGGTCCCGAACGCTGCCTTCTTGCGACGCTTCGGCTTGGTGCGGTTGGCGTTGTCCCTGGAGAAGATGCCTGGCTCGCCGCGCTTGCCACGGTCCATGTCGAGCATCTGCTGGATGTACTCGGTCTGGCTCAGATCCTCAGGCCACACGGCACTGTTGTTGGCGTTCTTGCGGATCTCGGGCCACGAACCCCAGGGGCCGTTCTTGCAGTTGCGCATGTCCAGGTCGTCCCAGTCGAACAGGGCGATCATCGCGGTGCGGCGCACGCCCCCCTGGACGGCTGCTTCACCGACTGCGCACATCATGTCGTGAGCGTCGAGCGTGCGCAGGTAGGACCCCTGGCGCGACAGGATGGCGGAACGGATGAACGTCAGCATTTCCCGCAGCGGCTCGGGACCGGACGCACGTCCACCCTTGCGACGCAGCGGGAGACCGGCGCGGCGGATCAGCTCATAGTTGAACTTGACGTCCTCGCCGTTGAACCACTTCGTGAGACCCAGCTTGAGCGCGTAGATCCAGCCCTCAGTGCTGTCCTCGACGAAGTGTTCCTCGACCTGCTGGTTCTTCTTCTGGCGCTTGATGCGCGGGAACTGCTCGACGTACTGCGACTCGACGGAGTAGCCGACGCCGCAGCCGGACATGGAGATCAGCAGCGCCTCACAGAACGCGTCGATGTCCTTCACCGGCAGGTAGGAGCAGTTGAAGATCGCGAGGTTCTGGTCGCGGGCGTAGTCGCCAGCGGTTGCCAGCGACCGCATGGACGGCATCGCCTTCATGTTGAGGATGCCCTCACGGATGCGCTGGTACACGGCGTCGTCCAGCTTGTTCTGGGAAAGCTCACGCAGGAAGTCGACGTTGCGGTCGACCGTCTCGATCCAGGTCTCGCGTCGACCCAGGTCGTAGTTGTAGCGGGAGTACTTGTCGAAGAACATGAACTGCTGCGCGTCTGTTGGGAAGTACTGTGCGGCATCGTCGAACGCTGCACGGATCTCTTCCGGGACGGGTCGCTCGTCGCGGGCGTTGGCACGCTCGGCGCGGTGCAGAATGTACCGCTTCGCAGCCTCGAACTCCCCTGCTGCCTGGAGCGCGAACTCCACGGCATCCTGGACCTTCTCGACGCTGGTTGCTTCACCGGCTGGGGTGCGTGCCGCGACGGCACTGGCTACGCGTTCTGCTACCTCGCCAGCGGGGACCTTCGGTGCGTTGTCGCATTGCGCGTAGCACTTTGCAACGGCGTTCTCGATCCGGTTGATGTCGAACATCGCGGTGCGACCGTCGCGCTTGACCACCTGTGTAGGCAGGCCGTGACCGGCTTGCTGGAGGTAGTAGGCGACCTTCTTGGCATTAGCCATCTCTATTCAAATCCTCTTTCCATGCATCTAAAAATGACCGGGAACCCTCTACTTCGGCACGGCGAACTAGGCCCTCCTGATCGCGAGGAGGGCCGTCCGCCTTGAACTATCAGGGGTCCGTCAGGGTGTGGTACGGATGTGGCTGCTCAAACAACGAGCGGGGTGTAGGTCACGCAAGGTCGTACGTGCTGGCCTCGTAGACGGGGTTTCCGCTTCGGACGATGTACCGTCCCTCGGCGTCCTCCGCTAGCTTCACCACCGACACCTGGCGACCTTGTACGTGGAACTCCACGACGCTCTCCGGGTTGGTGAATCCCAGGAACGCGAGCGCCTGGTCGAGCGCGGCGTCCTGGATCTCTTCTGGTGCGCTCATCCGAGCATCTCCTCAATGGATGTCTGTCCCTTGAGCTGGCCGTTCTCGTCCAGCCCGTCCTCGTACGTCTCTTCAACGACGTCGTGCTTGTAGCGCCACGTGTACGGCTCGTTGCGGTTGCCCTTGCCGTCGCGGACGAAGTCCGGGTGACGGTCCAGGATGTCGAGCAGT